AAAGAGGAGAGGGAGATAGTTTCTACAGGTTTTTGCATTTGTGGGGCATTTTTAGAGATTGGTTCTCCACCAATACGTCCATCTGCCTCCATTTGGTTAAGACCACCCTTGGCCTTATCACGTAAATCTTCAAAATGTTTTACTCCATAATACTGTACCACATCAGCAGGAACTACATACTCTCCCTCAGACAACTGTGCAGGAATATCATCTCGTACTTCTTTAGCCATAGAGCCAGGTGGTATTTCATTACCTGATACAGGGTCTACCTTCATACCATCGTCCTTCAAACCACCCTGTTGCATGAAAGCCATTTCCATTTGACGGTTAGGAGACATACCCCCCTTATTCATTTTTGTTTCATCTATACCAAAGCTAGATGTAGTTTTATAATCTTCTCCACCTGTATACATAATATCTCCTACTAAACCACCCTGATTAAATTTTCTTCCTAATATAGATTCTATTTCATCTCTATACGGTAAATCTTTTACGCCTAATTTATCCTGTAATTCTTTGGCTTCCTCTCGTGATAAAGTTCTATTAACTCGCATATTACCACCAACAATCCACGCATCTCCATCAGCTTGCCCATCTACGTATGAATAACTACCACCTATAGGAACTTTATCATTTATATCTGTTCTACCTTTTTGAGCCATATAATTTAACAATTCATCACTTGTATCGTCTGCCATATCAACTTCAGCCCATACATGATCTTCTGCCCTACGTTTTACGTAATACTGATTTCCTCTAGTTCTAATCGCTTTAGGATTTACACCTGCCTTTATAATTTTTTTAGCTTCAACTTTAGTTATCTTTAAATCTTGTGGGCCTAAATGTTCAGCAACAGGGTTTACACTTGAATGCCATCCAGGTCTGGCGGCAACAGCCGTTACTTTTCCATAAGGAGCATCTTTTGTACGTCCTGTTCTTTTCGTTATAAAACCTGTTTCTATGAGTTTTTTTCGTGTTTCTTCGTCTGGGATAATAATTGTATCCCCTGTTTTTTTAGCTTCTTCTCCTTTTACCATACGGGCAAATTCTTTTTGATTACTACCTAAAGAATTATATTCTTTCTTTGTTATTTCTAAACCATCTGCATCATAATATCTAGTAGGTTCTCTTTTTGCACCCTTAGTTGGAACATAAAAACCCTCTGTACCCCCTACTGTTTTTCCTTTAAAAGCTGTATCAGGAAAATCAGCTTCTAAGAATCTTCCTTGTGGTACTTCATCCGCTGCATTAACAAATAAAGGGTATAGTTTATCATCTTTTTTTACAAATAATTTATATGCTTTACGAGTTTTTTTAAATGGTGTGTCTATAATTTTCCTAAGTCCTGCCTTTGCTGTTGTACCTAATCCAGGAATTAAACCAACTAGTTCTGCACCGCCAAGTAAAGCTATCTTACGATAGTCAGGGTCTTCTCTTTGTAACTCCTCTCGTATTTCCTCTGCAGTCATAGCAGTACCAACACCAGGTAACATACTAGCCACAGTTTCTACTATTTGTTTACCAGCTTCTCTAGATCTTTCTTCATAGTCTTCACTAACAGTTCTTCTACGTCTACCTTCTGCATCTAATTTAAATGCTTGTTTTGTCTGTTCAACCATTTACTTTATCCCTGAGCCTCATCAAAGATCTTAATACACGTATCTCACCTTGCAGTCTATAAATCTCATCTATTTCTCTGGACTGCTCTAGAGACACATGAGTTAATGCAATTCGTTCTGCTACCTCTTCTAAGAAAAGATTATATAACTTAGCATTATTTACAAAAGGTTTAAGATTATTATCCACAACTAACTTCATCACTTTAACTGTTGTTCGCCACCAGTATTGCCTGAGAAGCCTTGTTCTCCTGGCTGAGGTGCTGTTCCTGTTCCTATAGTACCTCCCCCTGCACCAGAGGTATCCTGTACCTGTGCACCAGCAGGTGCTCCCTGTGGAGGTTGTACCCCTTGTTGGGGTGGCGGTGGGTCTGGATTTGCTTCCTTAAACTGTTTAAGTATCTCTGCCTGTATTGCAGCCTCAGTCATATTATTACCCACCTTGTCAGGATCAAGATCCATAGACTTAGCAATCTCACGTACAACATAGTCCATCCTAAAAAATGGTGCTAGTGTTGGGTTTTGTCCTATCTGCAAGAACTGCATTAATCGTTGACTACGTACTTCATTAGCCATTAGACTTTCTGTACCACGAGCCTTAATCTCTAGATCACCCTTAATGTCTGAATCAAAATCAAACTGCATATTAAAATTAAAGAATGCTTTACCAAGTGGTGCAAGAAGGTAATCATCTATATTCTTTACAACATTCCTAATAGAGCCGTTGGCAGCAGACATAAGCATAGAAATACCAGAGGCTGTACGGCCAACGCCAGACACCCCTGTCTGACCATGTGCGAAAGATGGAAATCCAGTTGATTCATCTGCTAATACCCTTGCTTTATCAAACATCATCATGTTTTCAGAACTAACATTTGGAAATTTTGTGCCAAAAATTGCTTGCCCTGGAGCGCCACCCTGTCTCCTAAACACTTTGCCTGGATACACAGACAAGTCCTGCCCAGGCACTAAATTAGTCTCATCAACTTCCATTAATAAGTTACCTGATAGTGCAGCATTGTCTACTGCCATACGCATAAAACCATTCATTAATGTTTGTGTGTCATCCATATTTTCTGCAATACCTACACCAAATAAACTGTAGGGGTTCATCTCATACGGGGCAGCAAAGTATGGAATGTAAGATGGAGTAAAAGGGTTCATAACTAAACGTAGAACTTGACCATTACAAACCCAAACATTTACACTTAGTTGATCTACATCCTGTAATTCTTTTGGTATGTCTATCTTTTGATCTTCTAGTATTTCTGTGTCAACAAAACCCCAGAACTCTAGAACCTCAAATCTTTCTGACCTAGCCTCATTAGCATCATCTTCCATGGCTTGTTCCCACCACTCTTTGGTGTAGGACTCTCCCATGCTTAATGCAACATCTATTGCATTGTCTCTAAAGTAAGGTCTGTTCTTTAAAGCCCGTAATTGTGAACGAGACATTTTGTGTCTCTCTACAACATACTCTGCTTCTTCCATTGTTGTTGCATCTGGGTCAGGGTAAAAGTTCCAAATACTAACACTACTTGTCTGTGGTATTGTTTTAAATACAGGGGAGTAATTACCCTCTTCATCCCAGTTAGGGTACTCTTTGTCTATAGCAAACGGCCCCTTCATGATCCCTGTGCCAAACAGTGCAGTCTCAAATGCAGCAGCCCTCATGTGTTTCTTAGCATGAGACTCCTCTAACTGATCATGTATTTTTTTCTCCATCTTTTTTGCTGCAACTTCTGCAGGATAGTATTGTGGAGATGTTGGTGTTTTACCATAACCAGGTTCTAATTTATCTATAACAGGCTCTAAATTATTTTTTAAACCTGCGAGTCTTTCTCTAAACTCTGGGTAAGTTTCACCAGGAAGTAACTCTGGCATAGCCTCTTTAGCTTTTATTTGTTCTGGGTTTGTTTCAAAACTAACAACTTCTTCTACATTCTCAGGTAGTTTAGTTGGGTCAATAGTAATGGGAAACTTATTACCACCAAATAAAACATCTGCTATTTGACCATAGGCAGCAAGAACTTTTGTTTTAGTTATCTTAACGAATACTTGTGATTTCTCTGTAGAAGTAAATTGTACGTCTGGACCATAAAGACCACGATAGTTTCTGTATGCTTGTAACCAACGATTTTCTTCTGTGTACCTTGCTGTTTCTGCCCTGTAGTATCTCTCTTTTACAAAAGCCACAATCTGACCAGCCTTTGGATCAGACATTTCACCTTGTGGTATGTCCTCCATAGAGGAAGACTCCTCCATATCCATAATCATTTCTTCTGTTGTTTCTACCATATTAATATCCAAAAACTTGATCTGATACTTGGAATCCTGTCTTTGTTACAGAAGGATCAAAATCAAATATATTACTTCTAGGTCTTGTCATTATTCCATACCTTAATGCATCATAAAGGTGGTCTTCTGAATTTGTGTCTACATCTTCTGGGTTATTTTTATCAAGAGGTAGGGCAGGTAATTGAGAAATGGTATTAGTGCAACTGTTAAAAAATACCAGCCTTGACTCCTCTGTAAACTCATCAATTTGTAATCTTCTGTGTATTTCATTTTTACCTGCAACCCTTGATCCCCTAGACCTGTCTGATGGTCTCCATCTGCAACCCTTCATAATCATCTGCTCTGCAAGACTAGGACCAGTATCACCACGATTATGCCACAAAGAAGAGTCAAGAACTCCATACCGCATTTTCTCTCCTTCTTCTGCCTCTAGTATCATCTCAGCTAAATCAGTAGCTATAACCTTAGAAACATACATTTCTCTATATACTACAAGCTGTTCAGAGGGTGTTACAGCAAACCAGAGAACTCCAGTATGTGATCCATAACCATAGTCACAAGCCCTAAACCTTACCCAACTATTAGGTATATCAAAGGGTTCTATTACGTGTTCCTTTCTATTAAATTCAGGAAAGGCAGCACCCTCTTGTATATCCCAATCACCTTCTAGTAATTGTCTTCTTTGATGTTCTGGTAAAGATAAAAGGTTGGCTTCGTACATACCATCCTCTGCCAGATACGGATTATCGAAGAGGGTGGCTGGTATAAATTTTCTTTTAAACAGAGGCTCACCCTCTCTACTATGACCCTTAGGCCAAGTAATAGTATTTCCTGTGTCTATGTCTGTTGCCCAAAAACTTTTATTATGTGGTGAAGGATCAATAAAAGTTTTTTTAACCCATTGATGTCCTGGCCCCCCTGGGTTGGTGGTTGCCCTCATGTATAAAGGTAAACCACTATCTTTTGAAGATCTCAGCCTTGATCTCATATAGTTCCAAGGATAAGGAGTAGGCCACTGTGTAAGTTCATCAAATCCAATCCAGTTAAATGCTTGTCCTTGATAACGCATAACATCATCATCACGATCTAGGTAGGACATCCAGAGAGTAGCTCCACTAGGGGCTACCCAGGTCTTGTCTCTTTCCATAAACTTAATTCCAGGGACTGCCTTGGGATATAAGTCCTTTGATATAGAAATAAGTTCTCTTAATTCTTCTGTACTTCTACGTACAATCAACATACTGGCTTGGGAATTATTAAAGTACCTAATAGGATCAACGACTAAGCTATATGACTTACCTCCTCCAGCACTACCCCCATATAATACTTCTTGTTCTGTTGCAGAAAGAAAAGAAGTTTGTGGGCCAGGATTAGGTTGAAAAATTATTTTTTGCTTTGGTTCTTCAACCTCTTCAATAAATTCCTTGGTTACTTGCGCCTTGGATTCTTTGGATATCTTCCTCGATTTTTTTCGCCTTGTCCCTCGCCTCTTTGTACCGCTTGGCATAGTGGCGTTGGTTTGCAAGATCTCTCTTAAGTCTCGACTCACGATTTACTCTTTCATTCAAAGCTATCCAACTAATTTTTCTTCCAGATTGAGTAGTCAACCAGTTTGCTACATCTCTGTAACTGTATCTTTTAAGATGTTGTTTAGCCTGTTCGTATAATTCTAGTTCAGATTGTATTGGTAAGAGTATGTCTTTATCGTCTGGGTCTTGTTTGTAGCCAAATGGTACAACCCTACCAACTCTAACAACAGGATACCAAACTCTCTTTCCGCTTACTATGTCTGGTTTTGGTAGCCTCCAAGTTTTATTTACTCTACCCGTCATCTTTCTCTGGTAAAATAAATAATGGATTGGCTGCTTTTACTTCTACTTTATCAGTTTTTACAAACCCTGCACGATCTAATAAATCCTTAGCAGCAACAATTTTTTCTTTATTACCTAAATCTGTAGGATTCCCCATAACTTCAGCCATGGCCCATGCTGCCTTTGATCCACTTGCAGCAATAAATTTTTTAGTTAATTCTGCAATATGTTCTTGTAACGGTCCAGTTACTTGTGTTGATGATGTACTAGGGGCATACCCAGCAGCCTTCATAGCAGCCACTGGATTCCCCTTACACTCTTCTGTAAAAAGCATATCTAAAAACTTTTGTTGTTTTTCTGTAAGATTATGAGCCATATACCTTGTACCATATCTCTGAACGAGAGATCCCTATATCTTTTAATTGCTTATTTGACATATGTTGTAGTTGCCAGTAAGCTACTTTTTTCTCTTGTGATTCTTTTATAAAGTTGTATATACGTTTAAACATTTTTGTCTCCTTTTATGGAGATAGTTTTACATATTTAATAGGTAAGTACAACTTACATTTATGCAACCCCGTTATGTTGGGATTGCATATTTTTAAGATAGAACTACACGAACAACCGTACTAGAGCTTTCAGCACGTCTGTAGTTTAAGATAGTAGAATTACCCACTGCTTTAGGAACTATAAAACTATGTGCTCCTGCAGGTAACTCTATATCATTATCTGTAACATCAGCCTCTGCAGAACCAAAGTTTATGTCTAGCTTGTGACTAGTTTCTATGTACACTACACTGGCATCAGTACAGTCTACATGTTGTGTAGTAGTGTTACTTAGGGTAACAGCAGTTTGTACTGTCCACCCTAAGTCCTCACCTATAAGACCAACTTGATCAACCATTATTAACTCCTATTATGTAAACGGAGTAACTATAGCACCATCACCAATAGTGTGTCCTGAGACTACCCATTTT